CTGCTGTTCCTGATGAGCTTAATCGGCTGCTCTGGCACAACTCCTATTGTGCGGACAGTAACCGTAACGGAAACAGTGTATGTGCTACCGCCAGAGTCTCTGATGAGTCGATGCGAAATCCCAGTATACCAGGGCAAAACCAATCAAGAGCTCTATAGGTACTCAAACCAGGCTATTGCTGCTTTAGTTCGCTGCAATGTGGATTGGCAGGCATTACGCGACTGGAGAGAGTCAAAGAAAATCGATTTGGAGAGCACCAAATGAACATTGACACCAAGAAACTAGCTGCTGATTTGACAGCAGCACAGGGAAAAATCGCTGAGCTTGAAGAGAAATTGCAATCTCTGTCGTTGCAAGTTTCTACCATGCAATCTGAGATTTCAGCAATGACCTCAGAGAAGCCAGGCCCAGCAAAGTCAGCATAATTCGCAGGCCACCACCGGAGGCCAACACAATGAGAATAGTCGAGAAGATTATGGACAAATCAACGCCGTTCTGGACATACGTGGCTTCACTGTCAACAGCAATTGGCGGGTGGTTGTCACTAAACAACATAGCAATTCTAATCGGTATTTTGACGACTATTGTCCTCGGCGTTGTTCAGTTCAGAAGGTGGGTGGCTGCTATCAAGTTGGACCGCGAAAGATTACTGATGGATAAGGAATTCCACGAAGCCAGGATGCGCCAAGTTAAAGGTTCCGAGTGCGCAGAGCGGTAACCCAAAGACTTCACCGAGCATGTTTTTTAATTATTTGAATAATAAAGATTTTATAGAAAACAACAGAAGATGATGCCGCGCGCACTGTCTCAAAAACAAAACACTACCTTTTTTCTCGAAACAACCCCTAACGAAAGCGAGGCTAGCACATGAAACTATGTGGCGCTAAAACTCGCAGCGGTAAGCCGTGTAGAGGCAAGGCTATGGCGAATGGCCGCTGCAGGATGCACGGTGGGACAAGCCCTGGAGCCCCAAAGGGAAACCAGAACGCCAGAAAACACGGCATTTATTCCAAGGCAATGATCCCAGAGGAATTGGAGATTTACGATTCGATCGAAGTCGGGAACATTGATGAAGAGATAAAAGTGGCAAAGCTTCAGCTTCTTCGGGCATTAAAGGCTCAGAACAAGGCTGATGATGGTGACAACCTTGAACTGTTTGAGGAAATCACCTCGAGCGGTGGAGAGGATATAGAAGTTCCAGAAGGTGTAGATGCTCCAGCCGGAAGGACGACAGTAAAGCGCAAGCGCAGAGAGTACGAGGGGATTATCAATACTCTACTCGGGCGAATTGGGGATCTTGAATCTAAACGCGCTGAGATGATCGCCAAGTCAAGTGACGGCAACGACGACATGACAGACGTTCTCGGGAAGCTTATAGACAAGCTGCCGGGGTAGTCATGGTGCAGCTAACAACTGGAAACTTGCTGTTAGATAGGCAGCTTTCTCGCTGGTACGAGCTTAAGGATCACCCGGTACAGTTGGCCCTAATAGCCGCTGTCCCAAGTGGAATCAGGTTCCCACTTGTTCCTGCCGGGCGCCGGAGCGGAAAGACAGAAAGATTTAAGCGCTTCCTGGTAAAGCAGGCTAATGCGGTGGTAGGGCAGTATTTTGCAGCAGCACCAACGCATGACCAGGCAAAGAAGATTTTTTGGGATGACCTGAAAGCTTTCACGCTTTCTTGCATGCACCCTAAGCGGCCATCAGAGTCAGACAGAATAATCTACTTACCGAACGGCAGTGAAATTCATGTTTTCGGGCTAGATAAGCCTCAGCGTATTGAGGGGATCCCATGGAAGGGTGGTGGCATTGACGAGTTTGCCGATGTTAAGCCTGATGCCTGGGAGGCTAACATCCTGCCGGCGCTTAACACTGTTAACCCATTGGACCCTGATTATCGAGCTTGGTGCTGGCTACTTGGGGTTCCTGATGGCCTAAACCATTACTACGACCTGTGCCATAAAGCTGATTCAGGTGAGGATCCAAACTTTAGGGTATTCCACTGGAAATCAGCAGAGATTTTGCCTCCAGATGTGATTGACGCCATGAAGCGCGCCATGTCACTCAAGCAATACAGGCAAGAATTTGAAGCCAGTTTTGAGACAGCAAGTGGTCGAATATACGAAGACTACAGCAAGGCGAACCACACAACTGAGCGGATCAAACCGCATGAACAGCTTATGTGGATGCACGACCAGAACTACACGCCGCTTTCTTCTGCTATCGGAGTTAGGAGAAACGACGGCAAGGATCTCTATCTGCTCGATGAGATTGTTCTAACAAGTGCAATTTCAAAACAGTCCGCTATGGAATTCGTTGAGAAGTTCAAGAACCACCAGAACAAGCACGTTTTGATATACGGAGACCCGGCAGGCAAGGCCGGTGAGAAGCATGGTCACGCATCTGACTACACCGATATTGAAGGCGTTCTTAAGGCCAATGGCTGGCGCTACACCAGGAAAGTAAAGCCAGCACACCCAGCCATTAAAGATAGGCAAAACGCGGTCAGAGCCAAGATATGTACCGCAGACGGGCACCGCAGCCTGTTTGTTAACCCTGTGACAGCCAAATGGTGTGACAAGGGGCTTTCAACAGTTCAGCTTCAGAAGGGTTCAACCTTCCAAGAAGACCAGAAAAATGAGTACCAGCACATCACAACGGCCATAGGCTATTGCATTGATGTCGAGTGGCCTATCAACAAAAAAGTTGTCGGAACTCTACAAGTCAGAGGTTTATAAAATGCCAGTTACAAGCTTGCACCCGCTTTACAAGAAAATGGAAGGTGACTGGGACATCATGGCCGAAGCCCTTGACGGCGAAGATGCAGTAAAGGATAACCCAAATCGGCTGAGAAAAACCGAAGGGATGATGGAAGCTGAGAGAGTAAGCCAGGATAACGCCTATATTTACGAAAGCTACCTCCACAGAGCCGAGTATCCGCACTGGGTGAAAGACGGGCTCAGAACCATGATGGGCCTTGTTTCTCGTCTAACGCCTGAGATAGTACTGCCTGATCGAATGGAGTCCATGCGGGAGAATGCTACTGCAGATGGATTCGGGCTTGTTCAGCTCTTTCAGAGAACTGTAGCTGCATCTCTTGGATATGGCCGCAATGTGTTGCTGGTGGATGTTGACGATAACCAACTGCCATTTGTCGCTGTTTATGGTGCCAAAGACGCCACTAACTGGAAAGAGAGCTTGGTCGATGGCCGCAAAGACCTAACCCTGACAGTGCTACAGGAGCTTAAAAGCAAAAGCTCTGACGAGTTTAGTCACGAATCAGAAACCGTTTATCGAGTGCTGGATCTTGAAGATGGAATATACCGGGCCAGGGTAGTTAATTCAGCCGGAGCTGATGTTGATGAAGAGAAGCGTCCAGGAATGTATGACGCCAATGGTGATCTGGTACGTGGGCTGGACTACATCCCTATTGTGTTTTCCGGATCAACTGATAACTCTCCCGATCCTGATGAAATCCCCTTGTTGTCAATGGCCAAAGCCGCTCTGAAATACTACGAATTATCAGCAGACTATTACCAAGCTTTGCACCGAACCGCGCACCCGCAACCATGGGTTTCAGGACTGAGTGAGGATCAGAACCTTAGGGTTACCGGGCCTTCTGCAGCTTGGGCTCTTCCTCAAGATGCTCAATGTGGTTATCTGGAAATCACAGGGAACGGAATAGAAAAGATCAAGTCAGCGATGGACACGCAACGAAGCTCCGCTCTTGAGTCAGGCGCTAAGGTTATGGACGTAGGAGGCATTGAGTCAGGTGACGCACGGCGCGCCAGACAGGATGATCAGCAGGCCACCCTCCACACAGTAGTCATGACTGCGGCAGAGGCTATTGAGCAGTGTCTCAGATTTGCGGCTCAGTTTATGGATATAGATCCAGATGAAGTGAAGTTCGCAGTTAAACCAGACTTTGTTGTTGCAGACGTTGATCCGCAGATGGCTGCACAGCTTCTGCAGGCGGTAATGGCTGGCAAGGTAAGTAATGAGTCGTACTGGACATACATTGGCACAGGCAAGCTTCCTGAGCGTTCCTGGGAAGATGAGTTTCTGATGATCGATAATGCAGGCGGCATCTGATGGCAACAAGTGGTGAGCTCAGAGCAGCGCAAAATGCCATAGCCTCTGCCATATCACAACACGCAAGTTACCAATATCGAGCATCTTCGGCGATAGTCAATCAGGTTAACTCCAGAATTGATGAACTCGCCATTGAGCTGGCAAAGGAACTTCTTCACCGGTTGGATGGCATTGGCCTAGCAGAGTTAGAGAGTTTTCTTGTTGGAAGGTACAACACAACAAGACTGAAAGGGATTAAGGAGCAGATTGATAACTACGGACAAGGCCTGTCAGCTGCTTTGAATAACAACTGGTCCAACTCAGCAGCTGCGCTTGCTGGATATGAAGCCACATACATTTATGAGCTTTTCGACCGAGTTTTTGAAGATATAAAAAAGCCAAAAATTGCAGATAACACGGTCTATAAAAAGGCTATGGACAGGCCGCTTTCTGGTTCAGCGCCTTTTGGTGGCAGGCTGGTGGACACGCTTTTAAGTGAGTTCTCCAAGCCAAAGCAAGATGCAATATACGCCTCTATTCGTGCCGGGGTTGTTGCGGGTAACACCAATAGCGAGATAGTGAAAGCCATTAGAGGCACCGCAAAGCTCAACTATCAAGACGGCCTGATATACCAAGCCAAGATTGATGCGGAAAGGCTTATCCGAACGGCGAGAAATCACATCAGCAACCAGGCATACAATCAAATGTATGATGAAATTGGTGTTGATTACGTGGTTTTTCTTGCAACACTTGATGGCCGAACATCAAAAATATGCGCCTCGTTGGACGGGAAGTCGTGGCTTAAGAGTGATCCGCATCCTGTGCCGCCACTTCATCCTTATTGCCGCTCACAGTTGATCCCGTCATTGGATGGGAAGGTTATCGGCACCAGGCCGTTTGTCAGGGCTTTGAAGGTCAAGGGGCGTGATGGCGAACGCTCATTCCGCAGCATTGGCAACATGACAAAAAAACAGCGCGAGAATGCAGGCCTTGAGATAGGGCAGGTAGATGCCAAAATGAACTACAGCAAGTGGTTTGCTAACCAAGACGCCGAGTTCAAGCGTGAGTGGCTCGGGCCAACACGATACAAGCTCTATACACAGGGCAAGTATCAGCTCGAGCGATTCGTGGATCCGCTTACAGGCCGGCAGTATTCAATTGATGAACTGAGAATGCGAGACGCCGATACATTCCGGCAAATATTTGGCGAATAACCAACACAGATTTTAAACCAACCCGCTTCGGCGGGTTTTTTATTGCCCGCCAGGCGGGCTCAACCAGTCCCAAGGGGATAGAAAAATGCCATTAGAAATCGACCTGGCCGAACTCGGCTTAGAACTGGATGAAACCAA